TGCAGTTGTTTCAGGATTTGTTATGTATTTCTACTGGACTCGTGTCAAAGGCTATCTTGAAAATATGAGCAACTATGGCGAAACATGTGCCAACGGTTTCACGTTTGGTACAAATCAAAAAGGCGAGCAAGACTGTGTACCCACAGGACACGCCACGTATGATCCTTCTACTGGTTTCAAAAGCAATTCTCCCTCGCAATAAATAAACAAAGATGAAACAATCTACTGTAATACTACTTGTCGTAGCAGTGTTTCTCGGAGTGTATTTTTTTCATGTAAAAGAATGTTTTGATGCTGGTCATCCGGATACAAAAACTGATAAACCGTGTCCTCCTAACTCCGAAAAGTGTCCTTCGGGAGATTGCAAACTAAAAGGTGATTTATATGGAATGTGCGGTTATACTCCCTAATGAATGACCTTACTGATTTTTATCTAGGTATTGCATGTATTTGTTTGTTATTTGCATGTTTCACGTTGTGTGTTATCATGCGATACATTTTCGTAGAAGATCTTCGCGAAGAACACTATCAAACGTTACAGGACTAGTAAATTGAAACAAGTGCTGGCATATCTTTATATTCATCATCATCTTCTGGAAAGAGCAGGCTGGGCTGCCTAAGTTCCAGAACAAATTGGCGAACATGCGTCAAAGATGGTGGCACAGTTTCAAAATCAATCTTTCGTCGAAAATAACAATGGGTGTATCGATTTGGCATAGCAAACAAGCTGTTCATACTATCTGTGAACTGCTGGTCTGATACAAGTTGGTGAATAGGAATCGTAGTTCCGGGCAAACGCTCTTCGAGTGCCATCGAAACATCCATTCCCGAATGGACATACTCAAACAACACAATTTTGTGAGTTCTCATGTCGTGTTTTGATGATGCAATTCGTTTGCCAAGTTTAGTATAGTCAATCTTGCCCAACACATATGCCAGACACTTTGACATATTGACATCTGCGTTCTTAAATGCGTTTGTGATCATTTTGTTGGTGATTTCTTACCTATCTCTTGTATAGATCCGTTTTCAAGTTCTACCAATCCAACTTCAAATATTTGTAGTCCTCTATTTCCTTTTTCAAACATATAGGTAAGTGTGTTTGCATCTATCTTGCACCTACATTTGTCTATGCAATCATTCAACAAGATTCTGGAACCATAATATTCTCCCAACACATACCCGTTTGATGCATATGCATATTTTTTTCCTTTCACAAGATTGTCTTCACGTTTTACTATGGACATAGTTGGCAACACGTCTATGCTATCCATTGCTTGTGTTTACACACTGCGTATAAATTCCCACTTTAAATAGTCGCAAATTTTTTTCCATATTTGGTCATGCGCAATCAATCTGTCTCTGCTTTTCAACAGAGAAAAGTAGATCTTGTATTCATCTAGTTCCAACAACTCAAAAAACTTGTACAAAATATACGAGTAAGACAGAAAATTGGTGCGATCGTTAGGACAATACAGCAGAAAAGGTGCCTGGATTTCCTGAAACATTGCTCGTATCTTTTCCTCGATTTCAGGAGTGATTGTTGGCGGAGGATTGCCGTTGAGTCGAGATAGTATGTGGGCGGCATGCTCGTAATACTTACTACGATTCAGTTTCTTTAAAATCTCTCGCATTCCAATTTCGCTTAGTTCTGCGATATTTTGAATGCGGCGTTTTTTGACTTCACACACCACTTCATTCATCACATCCTCGGGAATGATCGTGCTTTCCTTTGCCTGAAACTGATTCAAAATTTCATTTAAGTGGTTGATTTTTTTGTACGCATAGTTATTGCGTTCCTTTGGAGGATCTCGAAACGACGGAAAATCCGATACTACCAGCATATACTCTTCCGATCCGCATTTTGGACACACCAAAATTCCTTCTTCGGACAATTCTTCTCGCGCAATATTGCAGTGATCACAATGTTCCGTCGTAAATGTTTTCTCATATATTTCGTTTCCAGTATTTAACTTCATTCTTGACGTAAATTCATCATACAAATCTTTTTTCGATACAACACTTGTATCCTGCACAACCGTCAAGTATTTCACAAATGTGTTTTGATCTGCAGGCGTTGTTGTGATAGATTGAAGTTTGTCGCCAGAACTATAATATTTCAGAATAATGTCTGCATTTTTAATGTAGTAATCTTTGATAGGGTTTTGCTGGTCAAGACGTTTTTGTATCGTTCGCAATTCATCCTGTAGTTTGGTTATTTTGTACACATCTTCCGATTGGATTTCCTCGATTGTTTGTTCCAGTTCTTGTTTTTTCCTCAGCAGTTCTTGCAGATTCGCATCCCGAATTTTGGAAACCATGTTCTGGTGAATAGAATCTAGAGTTCCTGAAACAGTCTCATACTCTTTTTGCTTTGTGTCTGAATCCCTTGTTTTTTTGATTCGGAAAACATTGTCCATTTCGTATTCTTCATTTTCTGCCTGAAAATATGAAATACATCAATCCCAAACCAGCCAAAAGTGTAGGAAAATCTATGTTTGTTTTGTTTGTAAATCCTTCCGTTGTAGACACACATTGCGACGAATCCACTTGCTGACACTGACTGTTTGCAATATCAGGATCCAGGGAAGATGTGACAAATTTTGCAACATTTCCTCCTGTGGTAGGACACGACATACATACACACTGCGGATTCGGATCCGCCATCAGCGCGGAAAAAAGATGCAGAGGATTTAGCCCTTCAATATCTTCTGCGATTCCCGGAATTAAGCCATTGAAGTCAGATCCCAGTTCAGACATTGCAGACGGCAGGGCCGCAGAACCTGATGCCATGTTGTTAATATAGTTATAACGGGGCTGCAAGGAACCATCTGGCGCCGTACACATTCCACCCGTATTCACAAAATACTGATTTCCCAACGGAGGATTTCCTGTTATCAACGCTTGTGTATAATACGATATCGCATTTGCGTTTGTGCTTAATTGGCCAAACGACCCATCGGATCCTACACCCAAGGAAGAAGGACCTTGTATATTATCTGCATAACTGTAGTCAGGTCCAACAAGTTCAGTTTGTATATCTTGACCCGATTGAATATTCGCCCACATTGGATTTCCACCAAGATCTGCCATTATTATCTACTGATGTTTTTTGATATATTCTATCGCTTGTCCCATAAATGCTTTGTTTGTGAACACACACGGTCTCTGAATAAGCATGCTTTTTCCAATTGTTTCTGGCGCATATCCAAACTTAATACACAAATACATAAGCGTGAGAAATGCACTTCGATTAATTCCGCATTGGCAATGCACATAAATCACTTCGCATGTAGGATCCGCCATAAATTCATTCATTTTTGTTTCAAATTCCGGATACCACTTTGTAATATCTTCTTTTTCGGAATCTATGGCTCCAATACACGCATATTTTTGAGGCCACTTTGCTTTGAACAAAATGTTTCCCAATCTGTCTTCTGCACAATTCACCATATGCGTGACTTTGTACGAAGGTTTTGGCTCAACATATGTTTTTGTTGATGGGCCCACAACTATTCTTGAATGCACTCTTGCAAGAGGATCATGCTGCCATCCTCTCGAGTTTCGTCGGTATTGATCACACAGTTCTTGCATACTTACCTTTTTATATAATAATGAAAAACGTATTCATTTTTCATATGCAAACGAATACTAACAAACAAAATGATGGACTATAGCCCCGTGCACAACACAAGCCTGCATTATGCAGAGATTTACAAGCGGAACAAACTAATGGCGTCTTCAAGGAATAGGATTGGGAGTAGGTCTAGGGGCTGTGGTTGGTCAGACAGCACAATACACGCAGAACGCGCAGTTGTGAAACGTTTTGGAGACCTTTCACAATTGAGCGGTTGTATTCTCGTAGTTGTCCGAATCAACAAACAAAGCGAAATTCTGGGCTCAAAGCCTTGTCCCGACTGCGAAAAGTTTCTCGAAAAGTGCATGGAAAAATACGGTCTTTTGAAGGTCGTGTATTCTTCGTAACATAAAAAAACAAATAAAAAGTTTTTGATTTCTTTTTTTTGGTTTTTAGATTGTGTCAACATCAACCTCTGCGTCGAACTCGTAGGCATCCTCATCGGCAACTACGCGAACGCTCAGAATCGTTGACTCATCCAATAAAGTAATATCTAGCAGCCTAGAATCAATCTTTTTGTGCTTACGGATCGCATGCAGGTCATCTTGACCTAGCATCGAAATGATTTGGTAGCGAGATGATCCTGCCAACTGTGTGTCGGCAAGAACTATGATGCTACCTACTCGAATAGGAACGGCTCGCTTTGCGCCACCCCTTCCGAACTTACCACGAATTGTGGCTGTTACAATGCAGGGTACACTCTTGTCTAAGTAGAACACCTTGCACTGTCCAAATCCTGTGGTTTTGATCACTCGTCCAATCTGGACATCATCGTCCAAATCTCCGTGCGTAATATCATCCACAAGCGCCTGATTCTGCTTCTTGTTCGATTCAATCGCCTTGCGGCCAATCTTGCCAATTCGGTTGTTCATTGTGATCATTGTGTTTGTTACTATGTATTTGTTTGATCATGTGAAATCCGTTTTCATTGTTTGGCATAGATCACAGAGTCCTTGTGTGTTAACTTTACAATTTCTCCTTTGTTGAGAATGAAACACAGCGATGTTCCTTCAAACATTCGCAGATCTTCTACGCGCTTCTGAAACATCATTTGCTTCAACCACATTCCCCGCAAAAGTTCACCCCACATGACCGCCTTCTTGTACGGGTCGCCAAACTGATTGATGTAATAGGGTAGTCCAATGAGATTGTCCATGCTTTCTTTGCTATCTGTGTCTTGTCTAGCAAAATAATCCATTTTTCATACTTAAAACAGTGCGCCAAACAGAGTTCCTACGACATACGCAATTGCCACGGCCACTCCTGCCAAAATTGCTGCGCCCATATACGAAGGAACGCCGCCCGAAGTGTAGGTGTTGGGAATATACTGTAGAATCAGAGATCTAGGTGTTGACAGAGAAATAATCATTGCAGCCGCAAAAAATCCAAAATATACCATTACATTTTTTACCGCATATCGAATCGTGTTGAAACTCGTGCTGTGCGACAAAGACATTGCGGGTTTGTTCGATTGAACTTGTGGTGCGATAAACGGATCCACTCCGCCTGTCACTATGGGCGCAAACGTGGTTGACTGAGGCAGCGAGGGGTTTTGCACGGGTCCGCTTCCCAAAAGTTCACTTAAATCTGTCGCTCCGTCTGCCATTTATTTTAGAGAAAGGATTTCGCATTGCGCATCCTCCGCATGATACTGATAGCATTTTTTGTCGAATGCGATCGTCTTGCCTTCAATGTCTTTCACAGGTAAAGACAGTGTTTTGCGAGTTTGAAACGGTTTGTGAAATAGTAAAATAGCAATTCCTAGTCCAACTATGAACGACAACAGCGGCAATGTCTCTTTTGAAATGGGGTTCATTTATGTTGAGATGCTACAAAATTAAGCGATGTTTTGTCAGGTGTGCACGGAACCTCCTTTGCCACAAATTTCACACATCCTTTTCCAGTATGCATGGCATCTGTTTCATCCGGAGTTGGTAAATCAGGAATATTGCGAAGGGGTGGCGTAAATACCACAGAGACAAGAAGACCTACTAAAAATCCACTAAAGATCCAGAACAAAGAGAACATTTCTTATTTTATTATGGGGCTAGTTGAATAATTTCACGAGTCCCAGAGTCCCAATATAGCGGATAAAAGCCAGATGGTGCAACACCACCTGTGACTACACGTATTGGGGCAATATAACAACTACCAGTTGTTCCAGAATTCAAGGCAACTCCAGTTGCATTCATAACAATTGTATTTGCATGTTGACCAGTATATCCAGCTTGATATCCAATCGCTATTGCATATTCATTTTGACCTGTATATCCTGCTTGAGAACCTATTGCTATAGAGTAATTCCCCTGATTATTGTATCCTGATTCAAGCCCAATTGCAACTGATTCGGTTCCTTGAATATAATATCCAGCACGATTGCCGATTGATACTGAGTAAAATCCTTGACTACTATATCCCGAATTTGTGCCAATTGATACAGAACTCAGTCCTTTTCCAATATATCCAGAGTTAGATCCTATCGCTATCGAAGCCTGTTGTTGACCAGTATAGCCTGCTCCCAAACCTATTGCGATTGCTTGTACCTGTTGATCAGTATTTCCAGCATTATAACCGATTGATACAGAGTAAGGTTCTTGAGTATCGTTTCCGGCAAATTTTCCTATTGCAATTGTATTGGATTGTTGGTCTGTATACCCTGCTTGATAACCTATTGCAATTGAACCGGTTGCTTGACCAGTATATCCTGCATTTATTCCAATCGCTATTGGATCTATATTTAAGCTTGCGCTACCCGTAGGACCCGTAGGACCTGTATTAGTTCCGGGATAAAATGTACCTGTAGGACCAATATTGTTCCATGCACTTCCCCCAACAGGACCTATTTTCAAAATATTGTTGGTTGTATCAAAGCCAGGCTCGCCTTCTAGTAGAGGTGTTGTTGACAAACTCCAATTTACATCTGTATCGCGACGTAGTTGGAACTTTACTACCGTTGTAGTCGAAGCCATTTATAAATTTCCGCTTAAAATATTCATAGAATTTGTACTTGATGATCCACCATTATATATAATCTCTTGAACTATAGAAACTGGGCAATTTATGTCTGTACTTGCATTTCCTCCTGAAAATATAGTACAAGATACTTGACAATTTCCATCATAGATTATATATGCAAGCGTATTCGAACCACCTCCCGACAATGTATCTACACAAACAATTGGCGGAACTGGAGGCACAATCGGAGGTGGATTTCCTCTCCCATTAAATTTGCATCCGCAAATATCTTTGTATTCAATTGATTGAAAACTTTGATTACAATCGATTGTTGCAGACAACGTATTTTTCACACCAACTCTTCCCGGATACACAGTTTTTAGCAAAGACGCTTCTGCCAAAATTCTTCGTTTGTTTGTATATGCTTGCGCACTCATTTACCATCTCCTGCGGAAATTCGGAGCTTGCGTTTTACTTTCGGTTTTTCCTGAATATTTAAGGCTTTCAGTTCATCAAATTGCCGACGCACCTGTTCGACGGGAATGCCCCTGTACACCATCTCCAGTTTGAGTTTGAGGAATTTGTCCATAATCTAAGGAAGGAACATTTTTGACAGCATTGTGCCACATATTCGGCTCAAATTTGATTTTTTCCAGTTCTGGAGGTGTGGATGTTCCATAACTTCTGTACAAAAAATACCCGAATGAACCCAAGACCACAACAAGCAGCACAATATTGAACCACATCGAAAACATAGAATCTCGCACAGATTTTACCCATAACAAATTGTTTTCTATTTCCGACGTATCTTTTAGTAAATGAAACATCTTACTGAATAATAAGAACTTTCCATGGCATCTTTAACCACAGTCTATATGATTTCCATGATTTTGACCAGCATAGCAGGATTCTCTTCTGCCTATGTGGGTAACAGAATTTTTCCTTTGACTGGCGGAGCGATTCCTACAGAAGAACCTGTTCCAAAAGAAGAACCTATTCCTACCGTTTTGCCTCAAACACCAACAGAGGCTCTTGTTTCTGAGAACAGTCCTGCACAATCTCTATAGGCAGTTTTTTTAATAAGGTATCTATGTAAACATTTGTTGATCCGTGCGTACATACCCTTATCTTTTCGGTCTTTGACTCAAGAACAATTCGCACAAATTCGTACTGTTCTTGAGAACTTAGTTGTTTCATACATACTTCCAACGCATCATTCTTGTACATCAAATGTTCTCGAATAATATCCATTCTTGTGTAGTTGGAGATTTGCTGTTAAAATGAATTCAAAGGTTGGGCATACGGATTCTTTTTAAAGGCTTCTAAATACGAAGGATCTGTTCGTTCTAGCAAAGCATCCTCTTTCAAAGGAATATTGAATCGATACGATCCCAAATGTTCAGCCGAAGAAGCAGTTCCCACCACATTTGCTCCTCCATTCATTCGGGCAGCATCAATTATGGCTTGCTCGTTTCGATTCGAAGCAGCCGAATACCCTTCAGGACCCATGGAAAATCCAGTTCCTTGCGCACCTGCAGGTCCAGGTCTGCCTTCCGCTGTTAATCTCATAAATTCCTGATAGGGTTCCGTAAACGCTCGGACATACGGAGCCAGAATCGCAATTGTTCCGCCAATCGATCCAAAATATTCTCGTTCTGTCGTTTCGCGGGCCTGCGGTTTCATGGGCTGTTCGGCATAGATGGTTGGTGCTGTTTGCGCGCCTACAGCCGTATTCACGCGATCCATGCCATACAATGCAAACCGATCGGGTTTGTTCTTTTTGACATCCGCCTGTATTCCTGGCAACGTAACACTGTTGGCGCCCGGCACAACGGGAGGCTCATACGAAAGTTTGGGTTTTGTTACAACTCGCAGTTCATCCGTAGTTGGCGGCAGTGCAAATTCACGAATCTGATCTTGCTGATATCCTCCTTTTGGCAGATTTGTATACCCATCATTCGCACCTGGACCTACTCGCACTTGATCGATAGGAAACACATTCTTCATGTTCTGACCACTCACCATTCGCGACTGCATGAAATCGCTTTCCACCTGATTACCAAATGGCTGACCCACACCTGGCTTTGTGTCAAAAAACGAAGTGGCTTCACGCTTTTGAAAGTACTCTTTGCCAGCACCCGTGTGATTATCCAGAACTTGATCCGTTGCACCAGAATACATGCTCTGCGTAACATTCGCCCCGAAAAAAGGAACCTCGTTATTGTGTCCTTTTTCCTGTTGCGTATGCACAATCTCGTCTTGTATTTTTTGAGTAGGACGTGCTTCTCCTTCCCCATTCGAATAATGTTCTGTACTAGAAGGTTGATCCTTTGCCAACATATAGCCGACTGCTCCAAGCCCTACCAAAAGTGCGAGTTCAATCATCTTTGTATTTGCCCTTTACTTTTTCTTGTCTCTTCCAGACTCCTGTGTAAGTTGTGTTGCCTGCGGTTTTGTCTGAAGCCATGTCATGTTGCGATGACTCTGGTCTGTTTCCGAAGGCGCCGGAGGTTGATACGCTGGTGCAAACGGAACATCTTGTTCCGTAATTTCATACAGTTTTCGCTTTACCGGTGTGTCCAACGAATAGTTGTTCATGTATGTTTGCCTTTGTTTAGAGAAGATATGCTCGTAGAAATACTTTGAGCCACTCCAGGAGTATGTGTGTTTGCATTCCATTCCGACCATCCCATCCGATTAAAAGCAGATACAGACATTCTGTTCAACATGCCCTTGTATTTGTCGACCATTTGGTTAAATGCGGAACTATCCGTTCCTGGTACTGGCAACGGGAATTTTGTGTTTTTGTTTCCAGGCTTGACACCATAGCAATTCACTCCAAATTTGTTGGAAGGATTAAAGTATCCTCCGTTCACTCCTGGGCGGCCGCACGATGTTCGCTTTGCCTGATCGGTTTCTTGCTGCAATAGTTCCCATGTAGCTTGTTGCGTTGGAAACAATGCCATTCCACCTTGCGTCCATCCATATCCACACCATTCTCCTCCTGCCGCATAGGCATCATTGACTTGATCATATGTTGCAAGCTCGGCACCATACGCTGCACACACTGCTGGAGCGTCGTCATATGTATATTCATTGCCACTCACGTAAAACACTTCATTTTGTTCAATTGATTTAGGAGTTATTGCAATCGATTTTGCAGTAGACGAGGCTGGTGCAGGCGCTTTCTCGTAAAATCCAAAATCTATTCCTCCCGAAGTTGTCGATACTTGCAGAATCCCTAGTTTGTACAACACAAATCCTATGACACCTACAAGCAAAAGTATTACGATTGTTGCCATCAAATTTTGAGTGGATACAAATGCAATCACTGCTAGCAAGGACAGTCCGGCCATTGCTACCATGAGTATTGTTGGAACAGGCCACATCTTTGTTAGTCTATGCAATAATAAATCAATACTCGCATTTTGTTTGATAAAGGAAATTGTTTGGGTCCATGCTCTTGAACTTGCTGATCATTTAAGGTAAACCATGAAGACCCTGGCGGCATGTTTCTTCCATATGTCCACCAGTGCATATTATTAAAACAACTTACAGATACCAAAGCATATTGGCGACTGTTTAGCGTCAAAATACTCGAGTATTCTACCGAGCCTTCGGTAGGAATCATGTGAAACATCATGACTTTGGGAAATGATCCTATGAGTTGTTGCTTTTTGCACCCCTTTTCATTGCACTTGTCGCACTTCCAATCTTCAATTATGTTTTCCTTCACAGTTTCAGCAATACATTCTGTAATCGATTTGTTTTGTTTGTCGCTTGATATCGAGAATTCTATCACAGTATCTTCTCGTAGTTCTTTTTGTTTGCAGTGGATACACTGTATCGAGTCTGCGATCTTAAAGCGTACTAATTCATCCAAAAACGGCAATTTGTCGCACATAAATTGCATCAGTTCATGCGAATCGCCAATTCCGTTGCCAGCAGGCATGATTTCTGTACGAATCGATTCAAATAATTCTTTTAGTCCTTCTTGACCTTTTGTCGTCCATATTTTGCAAAGACATTCATCCACCAAATTTCCTTTTTCAAATACCTTTGCGTCGTATCTTGTCTGGACTTCTGGAATACGAAATATACTTTGCAAACATGTGTTGACCCAACAACTTCCTCGAATATTTTGTAAACCAAACATCTCCTTTAATGTTGAAACTTAGAGAAATCTGTTAAAAAGGGTTGAGGCTCATCATCATCCACAGGAAACGCCTTTCGAAAATCTGGATTGAATTCATACGTGTCATCATCTACTGCATCCGATGTATGTGATCCTGGTTTTGTGTTTGATTTTGTCTTTGACTTTGACTTTTTCATTCCAGGAACAGGTGTGATTTCTGGCCCATATATGTCAGGATACACGTTCGTGTCATTTGCGGATTTCCCGCCAGAAGATGAAGCAGGAACAGGTTCTTCGGGTTCGGGAGCCTTGGGACCATAAATCTCTTCTTGATATGTGTCCTTTGAAGAAGAAGATTTTGATTTCTTACCCTGCGTATCAAACCTATTCAGAGTTGCCAATAAATCTTTGTTGGTCATACGTTCTTTGTTGGGAACATATAACACCAACACCAACATTGCCAGAAGCAAAAGTCCTAGCCATATGTGCTCCATTCTTCTTCTCTTTGTTCAAAGCAAAGAAATGCCTCGCAAAACCTTCAAAAAGTCCCGAAAACAGCGACGTCGTACTCTGCGTCGTCTACGAAAAAACAAGAGGGGTGGTGCTGATTCGCAGTCTTTACAAATACCTTCTGCAAGTTTTGGAGCAAAAATAGGCGCGCCTGTAAACTCGGACAATGCATGGCATAAAATAGCCTGAAACTAATAAAGATGTCACTGTTGAGATATACACCTGGTGTTGGGATTTGCAACAACGGGTATAATTATAAAAATCCTGGTCCTGTAGGTCCTACAGGTAATAATGGAAGTACGGGTCCTACAGGTTATACAGGTCCAACAGGTCGTCCAGGAGATCCTGGAGGTCCCACAGGTCCTACAGGTCCCACAGGCTATACTGGTTATATCGGAGATACAGGTCCCACGGGCTATACTGGGTATACCGGAGAGACAGGTTGTACAGGTCCTACAGGTCCTACAGGTCCTACAGGTCCTACAGCCCCTACAGGCTATACTGGGTATACCGGAGAGACAGGTCCTACAGGTCCTACAGGTCCTACAGCCCCTACAGGCTATACTGGGTATACCGGAGAGACAGGTCCTACAGGTCCTACAGGTCCTACAGCCCCTACAG